GATAATGACAAAGAACCCGGAAAGGTTTATGCACGTCAATACGATACAACTGCTATTGCCTATAATGTTTTTGACCCCAACACGAGTTCGCCTACTGTGAACAGATATGTCAATGGAGAATTGGTCGGCACAGACACAATTACTTCAAGTTATAATGTCTGGAACTTCAAGTCCGACGAAGTTGGTGAATATACTCTTGAAATTGAAGTTGGTAGCCAGAGCGTTACCATCGTTGTTGTGGTTGAGGAATTGGGAATTGACGTTTCACCTATTACAGCAAACCTTGAAGTTGACTTTAATCCAACCGGCATTACGAACAGTTCTGCTGACAGAGTTTGGTCAAATGGAAACTACAATATGTCTGTTTCTGATAACTTTGACTGGGCTAATGGTGGTTACAAGGTTGACGAAAATGGTGATACCTATTTCTTAATTAAAGCAGGTACTCACGCAATCTTTGACTATTTACTTTTCTCTGGCGGTATTGATGCAAACCCAAGCATTCTTGGTTCTGAAATGAAGATTATCTTCAAGACAGAAAATGTTCAGGATGCCAATGCGATTTGGCTCACCAATGTAGAGAATGGTATGGGACTTCAAATGAGTGTTCACGAGGGTTGGTTAAAGACAAATACCGCTTCTAATACCGACATCGAGGGTGATGAAGATACAGAAGCAGTTGCGGCAACCAATACATATCTTTATATGCCTTATAGCGAAGAAGATATTATTGAAATGGATATTAACATTGACCCGATTGACAGAGATGACTCAACAGCCAAGGCTTTCGTTATGGCTTATGAGGATGGCGTTCCGAGTAAGGCTTTCGTTTATGATAGCAGTGATAGATTCTATCAGTACACTCCGCAGCCTATCACTATTGGTTCTGCCTCTTGTGACATTAGAATTTATCGTTTGAAGATTTATTCTTCTTCTCTTACTACGGAAGATGTTATGAAGAACTTCATCGCAGATTCAAGAGACTCTACTACTATGCTGGCTCGTTATGATAGAAACAGTATCTATTATAATAGAGAAACAAACAAGTACACTCCTTATAGCAGTGGTGGTATTCTTGACCCTGAAAAACTTGCGCCTATTATGCCTAATGTTAAGGTGTTAATGCTTGAAACTGACCACTTCACCACATCTAAAAAGACTTTCGTTAAGTCGAAGTTTAGATGTATTCACGCAAGCGGTGGTGGATTATTTAGCGGAGACCCTTATTTGGATAACTGGTTGTTTGAGAATGGTTGGCATAGCGGTCAGGGTACTACATCTGATAACTATGGTAACTCCGGCAGAAATGTTGACTTCTTGTTTAACTGCGACGGCATACACAAACCCAGCGACAAAGTTGATGCGGAAGAAGGCTATGTATCACAGGTAACTCTTGGTTATGGCACTGAAAACGCAATGACGGAAGTTGTTACCGACTGGAAAGGTACTGAAGGTAAGGTTGCTCTTACAAGAACATCTGTGCCTAACAACTTCTTCAACTTAAAGGTTAATGTCGCTTCTTCCGAAAACGTTAATAACGCTCTTTTACAAAAGAGATACAACGACTTCTTACCTTATATCTCACCCGCAAAGAAAAGAGATAGTAAGATTAAGAACACTATGGAATTCGTTCCTGCTGTCTTGTTCTTAAAAGAGACAAACCCCGACCCATCAACTCATAATGAGTTCTTGGATTGTGAGTGGCACTTCTATGCTCTTGGAAATATCGGTGACAGTAAGAAAACCGACTATACTCGTGCATATGACCCCGAAGATATGAATGAGTTCGTTATTGAAATTTCGGACAACACCAAGAACAACGCTACTTTCCAGAGTGGTGTTTATCTTGATGAAAATGGTGATAGACAGATTGAAAAATTCACCATTGTTGAATCAGAGGATGATGGAGATATTATCTTAACTCCTGTTTCTACTGATAAGCCTCAATCCTTTGTTTATCCTATTACGCAAGAAGAATGGGAAAATGAAAACAATATGCGCCATTGGTGTATGTATAACGAGGGATTTGACGGAGACCACTCTTTCGAGCCGAGATATGCTTGTTGCGGTGACTACCGTGATGGTAAACTCGTCAATGATACAAGTGGTCGTGGTAAAGCACAGGTTGCATTAAACAACGATGTTTGGAGAGCATTCTATCGTTGGGTTATTACTTCTACTGATGATGAGTTCAAGAATGAACTTGACCAGTGGTGCGTAAGAAGTGCAGTTGAGTTCTTCTATGCCTTTACTCACATCTATACTATGATGGATAACAGAGCAAAGAACACTTTCTGGCACTTTGCTAAAACTGGTATTTATCGTGAGGTAAGCAAACCTGTTTCCGAATTACTTCACGTTTATTGTGAATTAGTTGATGGCGAATATGTCACAACTTCTGATACCGAGATTCATAGCGACAAAACTTATTACACGCAGTATGCGTTTGATTTGTGGGACTATGACAACGATAAACTTTGTCGTTGTAAAACCTTTTCTAATATACGGCGAAAACCAAGAGATTGGCAACGCCAAGGAAAATCATCAATTTAATAATTTCATCTTAACCACAGATTGAGTTCTGTGGATTTTTTATTATAGAAAGGAGGATTATATTTGAGAATAAACCCTCTTGAAAAATATGCTTATTTGATAGGTCAAACTATAAACAAGTGGACTGTTTTGGAATTAAAGAATGACCGCAGACACGCAGATGCAATTTGCAGATGTGAGTGTGGAACAATTAAACCAGTCAATATTAGAAACCTAATAAATGATTGCACAAAAGATTGTGGTTGCGGAAGAAAGAAGTCTTTAAGTGAAAGCAAAAGCAAGAACTTGGTTGGTAAGACGTTTGGAAGATTAAAAGTTGAAGAATTGCTCCCAGATTCAAATAAGTTTAATCGCAGAATGTATAAATGCAAATGCGAATGTGGAAATACAGTAATCGTTCCATCAAGTAGCCTTACAACTAATCACACATTGTCTTGTGGATGTTTGAATTCATATTATAACTCCTATATTGCAAAATTGCTTGATGATGCAAAAGTTGAATATAAAAGCGAGTATCAAGTTATTATTGGCGATGATAGATATAGATTTGATTTTTACTTACCACAATATAATTTGTTTATAGAATATGATGGAAGTCAACATTATAGTCCTCGATTTTATATAGGGCTATATAAATCACAAGAATTAGGAATTGAGAGATTCAATAAACAAAAATTAAGAGATGAAATTAAAAACAAATATTGTTCTGATAACAACATAAACCTTTTAAGAATACCTTATTGGGAAAGCAAAAATGTAGAAACAATAATTGATGATTGCCTTCAACGACTGAACGAAAAGGGCTTTATTAAAAGTGCTTAATAAAGTATGTAACAGTCTGAACTGCAAATATAATCTAAAAAATGAAATTGCAGAGGAATGGTCGAGTGTAAAGACACTCTTGGAAGAACCATTCCCGCCTATAAACAATTATAGGTCATAAAAGTAACAGATTGACAGCCCTTGGTATCAACAACAACGGTGAACTTATCTTCCCATATGGTAAAGAAGATACTGACTACAATATTGATGGCAACCCTGCAAGTGGTTATGTTTTCAATGGTGCTACTTCTGTGTTCTGGTGCAGACTTCGTGATTTGCTTCCGGGAGAAATCACAACTACATTCCAAACTGTTACTGCGGAATGTTTCAGTGCCGAGCATCTGATTAAGCAGTTCGACGAGTATCAGGAATGCTATCCAGAGGAAATTTGGAGACTTGATGTTCAGAGAAAATATATCCGTACCTTTACAGGTGAATCTATCGACAATTCAAAACCCAAGAAAGACCCTAACTATCTTCGTGATATGATGCAGGGTAGAAAGAAATATCAGCGTAGACAGTGGGTTAGAGACCAAGAAATCTATTTTGGTACAAAGAACCTTATGAACACTGTTGTTGGTGACAACAACCGTATTACATTCCGTTGTTATACTCCTACTGTTGATGATATTGTCGTTCAGCCTGATTACACATTGAAGATTACCCCTTATTCTGATATGTATGTGTCTGCTATGTTCGGTAATGGTGACACAAGACAGATTAGAGCAAAAGCGGGACAGCAGTATGAACTTAACTTCGTTCCGTCTACCACAGATGATACGCAGGTTACTATTTATGGTGCAAACAGAATTCAGGCATTGAATGATTTGAGTGCTTGTTATCTTACCACTATCAATATCTCTATGGCAGACAAGTTGAAGAAGTTAGTTCTTGGTAACTCAACTGCTGGATATAGCAATCCTCGTCTTACCGCACTGTCTCTTGGTAACAACAGACTTTTAGAGGAACTTGACATTAGAAACTGTAATAACTTGACGGGTTCTCTTAACCTTTCTGAATGCAACAACTTATTGAAGTTGTATGCTGAAGGTACAAGTTTGACCGGTGTAATTTTCTCTACAAATGGTAAGGTTCAGATTGCACATTTGCCGGGAACAATCAACACATTGACAATGAGAAACCTTAATGATTTAACGGACTTCCAAGCAACGCTTGAAGCATTGGAGACGTTGACTTTACAAGGCGGCACTTTGGATAGTTTGGAAGTTATCAATAATTGTATTGATACATTACAGGTTTTGTATCTGTATGACATTGATTGGACTGGTAGCAATAGTTTGGCAGATACAACGCTCCTTAACCAACTGTATAACCTGTTCTATTCTATGATTACAGGTAAGGTCTACATTTCTGGTCAAGTGAGAAATCAAGAGTTGGTCAACTATGAGAACTCTTGGAAAGACCTTGAAGTTTCTTATAATGCTGACAATCTGGTTACTCAATACCTCGTTACGTATGTAAATGCTGACGATAAAAACAGTATTTTATTTACAACTTATGTGGATAGAGGCTCTACACCGCCTGACCCATATGCAGATGGCTGGATTGAGAAGCCTACTTTGGAAAGCGATGCACAATATGATTACTCATTCGGTACAGAAACCGGTGGTGTATATGATGTTGGTAGCGGTTGGTCTGATATTACCGAAACTTTAACAAGCGACAGAACTGTAACGGCTGTATATACAAAAACAGTTCGTGAATATACTGTTACTTGGTATTCAAGAGAGGGACTTTCTCTTGGTTCAAAGAAAGCAACATATGGCAGCGAAGTCGTATATGATGGTGCAATTCCAACTCGTACAGATGAAGAATCTATCCTCGTATATAACTTGTTTAAAGGATGGGATAAATCTACTGGATATATTACCGGTGACATAGATGTATATGCAGTTTGGGATAGGGGCGAATACCCTGCTACTGGAACTGAACTTGCCGATATGTCTCCCGCACAGATTTACGGATTAACGGTTAGAAATAATTACTCATCACCTAATTCTTCAAACAACATTATGGGACAATACTGTACTGCAAAAGACAGAATTGATATTACTGTTGGAAAAGATTACTCATTCTCAAATGTTGAAGAACACACTCTTGTTGAGGTTGGCAAAGACCTTGTTCTCGACGGAACTGATGATACTGTTAAAGAGTTTAACTATAAATTATTTGACAGAGAAGATAAAGGTATGACTATGGTAATTGACTATGAGTTTACCAATACAACAGCAGATGGAACTTTGTTCTCTTGCTTCGACTTTGATGGATATAAGGGTCTGCGTTTAAGATATAGTTCCGGCTCTAACTTGCAGTGGGGTAATGTCAATGTGAACTGCGGAAACGGAAGGCAAAGAAACGTTGTTGTTGTTCGTAGACAGCCTAATAGCAGTACATTGCATTACTACTATTTCAATCTTAATAATATTACAGATGGAGTAAACTATTTCTCTGACAGCATTATTTCAACCAGAACTACAAGAACTACCGGTCTGGCAACCAATGCAAACATTGTTCTTGGTGCTATTAAGTATCAAGATACTGGTGTATATGATTATCACGGAGAAGGTGTTATCCACTTCTGTAAAGTTTGGATGGGAGACCTTGGAGATACGGTCGCAAAAGACTTGGCTTCTTGGTACAGAGAAACTTGGACTTTTGAATATATTGACACTGGTTTGTTTAGATTGGCTTCAAGTAATTCATACTATACAAATGCTTCCTTTATTTGCGCCCATACTTTGAGATACCGTATGCAAATGAATACAAGTAACACAAACAAAGATGGATGGGATGCTTGTAAGATGAGAAAGTGGCTTAATCCAACATATGATTTATATTCTGAAAACCACGAAACACAGTATGAGGGATATAATCGTGTATATGGTGCATTCCCAATCGAATGGCAGCAACTTATCAAGCGCACAAGAGTTCCTGCAAACCACGGAAACAACGACCAGACGGCTGTTACCTCTTATGACTATATTTATTTGCCTTCTTATAAAGAAATGGCAAATCCGACAGGTGCGCCGTATGTAGATGAGGGAACTTATATTGCGTGGTTCACATCAAACCCAACAAGAATTAAATTCAGAGGAAGATTGATTCCAGAAGATGCACAAATGATTACATCTGGTTCAGAACCAACCGCATCTGGATATGAATGTAAGAAAGGCGATGTGTGGATTAACACCAACAATAGTTCTATTGGTTATATCTTTGTAGACGATGATGAAATCGCAAAATATAATATGGCTACATCTGGTACTGGATTGCCTGATGACCTTAAATTGTATTGTACTGCAAACGGCGGTGGATGGGTCTCGGCTTATACCTATTGGGAGCGGTCTGCGAATGTTTCCACCACGACTTACTTCTACAATGTCAACAGCTACGGTTACGCCAACTACTACTACGCTTCCAACTGGTATGCGGTTTGCCCCTGCTTTTCTATCTAAAAGCAACGGGTGGGTCGTTGTAAATTTAATAATAGCAATCGGGCAACGCTATGTTGCCCTTTTGCTATTCTATAAGAAAAGAAATGATAAAGAAAGGATTTTTGTTATGGCAGTTTTAAAAAGGTTTAGACAAATATCATTAAGGCAGTTTCATCAATACATACTCGATTTATCAAATATGATAGACCACGATGTTAATAAGATGAGTTTGGAATTAAGAAAGTGTGTTTATCCTGATGTTGCGGAGAAACTATCTAAACTTAATAATCTTGCATATCAATTTAACAATGTGTATGTGAATAAGACAACAAAATCAAATTTGATAAAGAAGAATATTTTGATTATCAAAATGAATTCTACTGCTCTTGAACTGCATCGTGCATTACTTCCCTTTATTATTTATACTCCAAAAATCAGCAAATTTAGAGTAACCGCTTATTCGGATATTATAAACAATATAATTTTTTGCAATGAACATAACTATTATAGGGGTGATGATGTGACAGATGCTATGTATAATCGGGTAGAAGAATACGAAAATTATCTGATTGAATTAAGTAAGGAGATTTCTGAAAATAGCAAATATAAATTTGAAAGGTGCTATCATTTTTCAAGGAAAGAATTCCACACAGCAGAATACTTAAAGGCAACAAAAGCGTTGTCTGATTATACATTAAAGAAAGTTAAGCGTTTGAGTGATACAAATAGGCTGACGTATGGTATGAATCTGAAAAGGTTATCATCCGACATTATGTATTATTGTGGAAAGGCTAATTCAATCTTTCCAGAAACTTATGAAGAATATCGCCAAAGACTTAAATATTTACAAATGGCAAAATCATTGACCGATGAATATGATAGGGCTTTATACGACTTTATAAACATATTTGATTTAGAGGGAGATGTTATAGCCACTTGGACTAATAAGTATATGAATGTTGCTAAATTGATTAGAGCAATAATTAAAAGTGATAAAAGAAGATTTGCCAATCTTCCAAAGAAGAAAGATTTAGAGAACAAGGAGTAATCAATATGCGAATGTTTTATTGTCCGAAATGTGGGCATTTTGAATTAAAAAAGAATTTTGAAGAAAATCCATATGCCAATGAACTTACCATTAAAAATATGATAGATTTTTCTTTTATTCCTATCCAACATTATAAATGTGAATGTGGCAATTTTCTTGCTGGATATTTTGAATTTGTAACCGAAAATGATGTTAAAAGCGGTTACACAATAGACGAGGGTTATGAGAGTTTTCATAAACTTGGAGATAGACAGCAAGAAGATAATATCTTGTTTTACAAGGATATTATTATGCACTTTAATGAAGGCGGTAGGAATTATAATCGTAAATTTAAAGGTAAAAATATGGACTTTGAAAACTTGGGAGAATTTGCCAAATGGTGCTATTATGATAGGCTATCAAAAGAGAATACCGGCACTCTTGATAAAGATAAACTATTTTGTGCCGAACCTGCGATTTCTCAAATGTTGCAAGATATAAATTCGTAATATACATATTAGGTTAAATTCTGTTATTGCACGTCTTGGCGTGTTGCGTAGTTTGTTGTTGACTATGGGTCTCGGCTAATAACTATTGGGAGCGGTCTGCGAATGTTTCCAACACGACTAACTTCTACAATGTCAACAACAACGGTAACGCCAACAACAACAACGCTTCCAACTGGAATGCGGTTTGCCCCTGATTTTCAACAAACATTATCATAAAAAACACAATAGCCGTTATAAAGTGTTACCACGTGTTCGGTAATTTCAAGGTTCTTCTGTATAGGATAATATTTGTGTGATAATGGAAATTGATTGAAAAGGAGAATTTGACCTTCCGCTTTGCGGTAAATATAGATTGGTCGCCATATCAAATGGGCTAACGGCTATTTGTGCGAAGTTATATAAACTTTAATGGCACTGACCACTTGCATATTTTACGGAGGATTATTGTGGGTTCTAAAATAATAAAGAAAAAAGTTATTTCAAATTCTAAAAATTCAGGTTGTAAATCCATATATTATGATTCTGTATATGATATTCGTTGTTACATAGAAGCAAATAAATCAAGTGTTAAAAATGTGAGATATAAAAACAAAGTGCAGGAATATAACGCTACTCCTATTTTTCATATGGTTAGCAAAATACAAAAGTTTCAATCAAAAGATTATTCTGCTGATATGAATATGAGACGTGCTACAATATGTGAAAGAGGCAAGCAACGAGATATTGTTCCTATTGCTTTTCCAGAGCGTGTTCTTGAACACATTATATGTGATGAAATTCTGCTACCTATGTTTGAGAAAAGGCTTATATACAGCAATGGAGCAAGTCTTAAAGGCAAAGGTACGGAGTTTGATAGAGCCTTAATGTTTAAATATGTGCAAAAGGCTGCAAGAAATAATTATGAGTATGTTGTCAAATATGATTTTAAAAGTTATTTTGAAAGCATTCCACATAAGACCATTTTTGACACTTTGAGTAGATATATAAAAAGAGATGATGTTTTACAAATCATTATGAACATCATTTTGTCCTACAAACATACGGATATTTTACTTGATTATAATAATGGTAAAATATCAGAGCAAGACAAAAACAAATTGGTAAACGATTTATATAATTTGAAACTTCACGGCGTTTGCCTTGGAAGTCAAATTTCACAAATTCTCGCACTAATAGTTCCAAATCCATTAGACCATCATTTAAAAGATAACCTTGGTTTAAAATATTATGTTCGGTATATGGATGATGGAATTGTTCTTTGTAAAGACAAAGAAGAAGCGAGATTTGTATTACAAGAAATCAAGCAACAGGTTAGTAGTCTTGGATTAACATTGAGCGATAAAAAGACATACATAACGAAATTATCAAGAGGCTTCACATTTCTAAAAGTTGATTATTACGTAAGGGACAAGAAGATAATCAGGAAATTAAATAAATGTGGTATTGTAAGAATGAGAAGAAAGTTGAATGGATTATATCGGCTTGTTGATAGCGGAGTTATGACAGAGCAGGATGCTTTCAATTCTATACAATCGTGGTGGTCTCATTCGTTTATTGCAAGTGCTTTTTATCCACGAATAAATATGTTAAACAAGTATAAAACATTGTTTGATTATAAAATAGATTGGTTTCTATCAAGATTATATTCTATGAAACCAAGAGGAATAAACATAAGACTGGAGGGTTGTCTATGAATTATTATAAAATAATTGCAGATGGCGAATTTATTGGCGTTGGTAATAGTACGAATATGATTTGTTATCAAGTCAAACATAATATAATTCTTGCCTGTTCGGAAAAGAAAGCAGAATATATTATATGTGATGAAAAATTATATCGTGCCGATTGGATGCTTCCTGTGAATCCTATGTCTACAAAATATAGTTATACAAAAGCAGAAGTAATTGCTATTGAGGAAGAAGAATATAATGCTCTTGTTTCTGCAATAGAGAAAAACGAGGAAATTGTTATCGAGCCGGAAACTCCTGTTGAAGAAGCACCCGAATACATTGACCCTAATGAAGTCATTACGGTTGACTATGTTAAGAATGCAAAAATTGCGGAAATGAGCAATACCTGCAACAAGGTCATTACCAATGGTTTTGATGTGACTTTGAGCGACGGCAATTCCTATCATTTCTCTCTTACCACACAAGACCAACTTAATCTTATCACGCTTTCTTCTATGGTTGCAAATGGAGAAACACAAATCCCCTATCACGCCGATGGAGAATTGTGTAGGTTCTATTCAGCAGAGGACATCAATACAATCATCACAACTGCTACGCAGTTCAAAACATATCAAGTTTCGTATTTCAATGCTCTGAAGGCATATATTGAATCTATGACAGACATTGAGACAATCGGAGCGGTTGTATATGGAATTGAAATCCCGGTAGAGCATCAGTCCGATGTTTTAAAGGTTCTTCTTGCTGCTATGGCAACTGGCGGTGAAACCGAATGAAAAAGATAAATAAAAACCTGATTTTATTTTTGTTCGGCTTTATGGCATACATTACGATTGAAGTATGCTACCGTGGGTACTCATATCCGCTGATGGGAATTTGTGGCGGCATTGCTATTCTGCTACTTGACAAAATCAATAATAGAATATCTTGGGACACGGATATTCTCATACAGGGAGCGTGTGGCTCTCTCATCATAACATTCTTTGAATATGTAATCGGAGAACTCTTTCTCAATGGGGTTCTGCCGGTTATGTGGGACTACTCAAATGTATTCTTGAACTATAAAGGCATTATCTGCTTGCCGTTTAGTTTAATTTGGGTTGTGTTGTCTATCATAGCAGTTATTATTGCAGATGCTATCAATTACTATTTGCTTGATGATGAGGAAGTAATTCCATACTACAAACTTTTCGGAAAGACAATTCTGAAATTCAAATCTAAATAAGAAAAAGGGCTATAAGACTTGTTCGGTCTTGTAGCCCTTAATTTTTTGCGTTTTCACGCTATACTTGTATTACACGCTGCTTTGGTCATTTTTAGTAAATTTTTAGTAAAGTAACGATTCGATTTTCTAAAACCGCAATATTTAGGGTGTTTCAAGAAGTTATAACACCATATATTGTGTTTTAGTCACTTAAAGGTTTCATTGTTGGGATTAGTAGAACATCATTTCCCACTCTGAACAATTCGCTATATCTTGTGGTATTATCGTTATTTAAACACAACATATAGTAACCTACCTTTTCTTTTGATTTGCCATCTTCTTAAAACTTTGCAAAACTTCTTAAAATGAACGCTTCAATTTTTGCAAATTTTTTAGTAAATTTAGCAAATCTTCATTTTGCCCTCCAGACCCGCAAACGACTCTTTCTTCTTGTCACGAGTTGCCTCGTTATAAACGTCCATCGTCGTTGAAATGTCGGAATGTCCCATTATCTCCTGAATGACTTTGATATTGGATTCATTCTCACACATACGAGTACAGAAGGTGTGTCTCAAATTGTGAACCGAGAAATGCGGTAGAAGTAAAGGCTCTCTGTTCTGCCTTGCCGCAAGTTCACTTTCCTCGACATTGTAATCTCGTGTAATTCGTTCAATCGCTCTGTTAATGTTGTGTGGGGATAACACTCCATTAAATCTGTTAGAAAAGATAAAACCGGAATAACCATCAATGACAGTCTGATTGAAACCCTCTCTCATTTGTCTCATACGCTCATTAAGCAATGCTTTCCTTACAGCCTCAAACATCGGTATCTCACGCTCACCTGCTTTGGTTTTTGGAGTTGAGATATAGAACCCAGATTTGCCGGTGTATTCGTCTGGTCTATAAATAAGGCTGTGGTTAATATTGATAATGCCGTTTTTGAAGTCACAGTCATCCCACGTCAATCCAACGATTTCTCCAACTCTACAACCAGTACCAAGAAGAACTGTAAACAGTGGCAGCCAGTGACTATAAACACTGTGCGACTTTGTAAACTCAACAAATGCTTCTTGCTCACTAACTGACAATGCGTGTCTTTTTGGTTTCTCCCAATCGTTGCTCTTTTTGATTTCAGCCATTACACCATCGGTAGGATTAACACGGATATATCCATCTCTTACTGCCGTAGCAAAGATAGGATGCAAAATCGTGTGAATCGTCTCCATACTGTTTGGTTTAAAACCAACTTCACGAATGAGATGATTATAGAATTTTTTGATGTCGCTGTATTTGATTTCCGGGAGTTTCCTGCGACCAATGGAGTCCCAAACATACTTCTTATACATATACTTGTAGTTGGTTCGTGTTGAGGTTTTTAACTCCTGCTTCTGCTCGATATAGTCCTCGTAGAAAGCATTGAGTGTCATTTTCTTTGCCTTGAATGAATCAATCTCATCCTGCAAATCCTTGGCAATCTCTTTCTCCAATTCACGCAAGCATTTCTCGGAGTGTTTACCTTTGGGTGGTCTGTCGGTTTGTGTTAAAGTCCAACTATAAACAAACCTACTGTTACCCTTTGAATCAACATACCTATACATATATCTGCCATCGCTCTTTTGATATTCACCTTTTCCCAAGAGACGATTTTTCGTATCACGTCTTTCTGCCATCTTTTATCTTCCTTTCGTTCAGACAAAAGAAGCCGCAATACAAGTATGTACTTCTATTATACTACATTGCGGCTTATTCTGTCAACCGCTATGCTTTTAATCGTTATTTTACTAAAAATTTACTATTACTAATTATATTATATGTAGTTTTGTTCTGCTATCCATTGCTCAAACTGTGGTCTTTTTATTCTGACCCACGAACCAACATATAATACCCAATCAAGAGTTTTATCTTCCTCTATGATTTTTCTCAATCTGTTTTCACCAAGCATTGAATATGCTGCCGCTTCTTCAACGGTCAAGCACAACTTTTGGCTCGGCAACAAGTTTATCTTACTCATTGTGCTAACCACCTTTATTTACAGAAAGGCGGTTCATATCATAGAAAATAATACAAACCGCCCTCCATTTCTACTTGTGTCTCCACAATACTGAACTTTTATTTTTCTCTGCTTCTTCTCTCGAAGTGAATACCCTTAATTTAAGACTGCCCTCACTACAAAGCACCAAATCGGGATTAACAGTATCGCCGGTCAAATATCTGGTAAAGCAGTATGACCATCTCTTTTTCTTGTTAATTCGATACAATCTCATTTCCTCGACTTGTGCGTTATTGAACCTATCGAGAGTAAGAACAAAGTATGTGCGACCAATCACGAACTCACTCTCATAACAACTCTTAACAATTTCTAATGCATCGGATAAACCAGCCACATAATACTCTTGCTCTTTCGTCATATTGAGAGTAGTTTCAGCCGTGATTCTGCCGTTAAGTGCTTCGATTACCTTTTGCAATTTAGTTCGCTCCTGTGCTACCGAAACCGCCACGGTCTGCACCATCAAGATGGTCAACCTCAATGAATTCAAGTTCGGGCTGTTTCTTCATAATGCGGAACTGGCAAATTCTGTCATTTACCTTAATCTCGGTATCTTCCATTGCACGAACAGGCATACCCCAGATGTCGTTGTTGCCGCTATAAGAGTTATCAATGACACCCATATGGTTGGTCTGGATAATGCCCCACTTCTTAAATGTAGAACTACGAGGAAGGATATGTGCCTCATAACCATCAGGAAGTTTCATAGAAACGCCAAGGCTAATAATTGCCTTTTCGCCAGCCTTCAGCGTAACATCTTCTGCCGCTCTCAAATCAATCCAATCACCGACTGCAATTTTCTCAATCTTCACAAGGTCGGGATTGTGGTACTTAATCTTAATCTGTTCCATTTTGTCACCTATTTATTTCCTTTAAATATTTACTCTTTGACTCGGCTAAATACTTTTCAATTAGCCTACTTTGGTCTTTTGTTTTGCTATATGCGATAACATTGATAGTCTCGTGACCTTTTCTGTTAATGCCGTGGTTTGCAAGATACTTGATATTATTTTCTACCAAGTAGTTACACAATTTCAGAACATCCTCTTTATCGCTGCTTGTCAAGTGGTACTGCCACTTATCATCTTTCTTGCACTTGTCTAAAATCGGGAATGCTATGAGGTTTCCAATGCCAGATGCAATAGAGATAATTACGATGGTCAATATTGAGTCATCTTCGACAACCTCTGCAATAATGAAGTAGAACAGAAGTTGTGATATGACAACGAGGATTGATGAAACTATCTTTGCTCCACGGTATTGTAATATTGATTTTGCGGTCAAGATAATGTTATCTAAAATCTTGACTACAAATAATAGCACATACATCATTTCTTCAATAATTCAATAATATAGTCGGCTACACGGTCATAGTTTTCAATGTTACCCTTGATTTCTGTGAAATCAACATTTCTGGTTTGCAACAAATCGAGTAAAGGTGCTTTAAGAGCATCGCTTTCTTCCTCGGTCTGTAATCTACCTTTCGGATTGTATGGTTTATCTCTTAACAAAAGGTAGGAGAAATTATTGAACGAATTAAAACAGTTCATAACTGTTTGATTAAATTGTTCTCCAAGAACCTCGCTCTTATTATAGAGAATTGATAATGGTAAAGGACTATCTGTAACAATAACCTCGACCTTATCTCTACACCTACTCATTTTGTAGAACTGCTTGCCGAACAAATAACATTGATTGTCCGGCTTAAATACTTCGGCGTTTTCCTCCCAAACCTTGTCTTTGGCAAACTCGGTAATCAACTCTGCATTGATACCCGCCATCTTTAATCTGCTGAACACATATGCTGCACCAGTAGATTTACCGGCTGAAGGAACACCGAAGAAATTCACAACAATACAACCCTTACTTTCATCAATATGTACTGTCATTTACTCTCCTTTAAAAGAACCTCGTGTACGCTTACATAAAACTTTCGTGGAATATAGTCTGCATACAAAACAGGTCTTTTTTGAAAATAGATTTTGATGTCACTTTTATCATCTATCGTCATCCAAACATATTTTACGCTGTTACTATACTGTTTATCTGAAATACGAAATTCTTGTCCGGGCTTAACGATATATGTATCAGAATATGGTGAGGAAGAAAATTCTATAAATGCTCCATAATCACCTATTACAATTCGGTCATAGCCGTCACAAATTGGACTGCCGTTAAGAGTATATAAAGTATCAACCCCACCATTTATATTTAAGAAATCTGGAATGTTTTCTTTGAAGAATTGTCTATATTTGAATGATAAATCACTTGTTAATGGTTTATATCCATATTTCTTTGCAAGCAGAGATTCTATTCGTAGTGTATTCACTTTGAATCATCTTCTGCAATAAACAATCCACAGTGGCACATTCCGGTCTCGCCTCTTTCAATCATATCTCTGAACTCCTTACACTTACATTTAGTGTCGGGAGTTTTTGAAATTCTGCAAGGGCAATAGCCACCATTCTGTTTCAACTTTGCCTTAATGTCATCGGCATATTCTTTATCTGGATTTAACTTAACTCGCATTTACAAATCCTCTCTACGAAATTCTCTTTGCATATTGATTGTCACTTTGCAAATTCACACCAAGCACTTCATCAAAGTGTGCCTTTTGGTCTGGAATGAATCTACCATATTTAATAATGATGTTAGGATATTTTTGCAGGAGCAGATAATAGTTCTGGAAGTTGGTCGTAACTTCTTCTTCTGTGTAGCCGGTGTAAATCACAACATCATCGTTGTTTCCAGCACTCCTTACCATATCAATGAACCTTATAACATTGTCGATGTCCTCAAATGGTTCTAATCCACCGAATACGATGGCACTTGATAATGGATTACTTAAATATCTTTCTACCAATCTTTCAATCGGTATTTCAATGTCGGGTGAGTTGGCAAGTGCGCCGTTCTGACACACCTGCCGACCCGATAATTTATCACATTTGAATGAGCAAGAATGACACCCAATAAACATAGAAGTTATCTTATAGTTGACGAAATCTTCATCAACTAAATTCTTGACATACACTCTTACTCACCTAACATCTGTGCATATTCATACCACTGGCGAGTATTGAACTCTCTCTTTCTGTCTGCCGAGTAACTTCTTGTGGGAACAAGGTAGCCAACAATACGCTGGTATGTATCAAATACAGGCTCTCCACAAACAGGGCAAATATCAGTCCCTACAAAGCCGTGATGGTTTTTGCATTCGTTAATGCGAGTATTGAATGCGAAGTAGATTACATTGGAAAGAGCAATCTTATTCAAAACATCCCACGCTGCATCTGTGTTCGGGAAGTTTGCTTCAAGGTTGATATGGCTAATCGAACCGCCGGAACACTTTGCATCAAGGATAGAACTCAACTTCAACTTCTCTTTGATGGTACACTTGGTTGAAAGAGGAATCCACTGATTTGAATAGATGAATTTGTCATTGAGACTATACATCTGATTATCTTTCTGGCAAAGGATAACTGCGGCTCTTTCTGCCGGAACACTCTCAATGTTGAATGAGAATTCATTCGTGAAGTTGTCCTTTACATCATTCAGCACATCGAAAATCTTACTTGCAAACTCAATACCCTTTTCGGTATAAGATACATTGCCGAGTTCATCAGTTTCGGTATAGCCGAATGCTTCAATTACCTCATACAAGCCAAGAATGCCGATTGTGCAATACTGCTTGCTCATTTCAACTGCACCCTCTTGATAGTTCGGGAGTAATCCCTTTTCAACATTTCTCTTAATGATATGTCGAACAGTTTCAAGAGTCTTGCAGCAGAGTTGTGTTCTCTTGCGGAGCAGTGCGAGATATTTCTTTTCGTCACACTCGGTTTCAAGAGCGATACGCATAAGGTTGATTGTGTTGACCTTTACAGAACCGATTGACAGGGCAGTACCACCGATAGAGTTGATAAATCCACTCAACTTGGTAGTATCGGAAAGAAGTCTGCAACAGTTTGACAAAGTGGTTACATCTTCACTTACGAAGAAGTTACTGTCATTCCAAACGGTATTGTGGTCAGAACACCAACGAGCAAATTCATTATCAACAAAGACGTTGTAATCTTTGTTTTTAATCATTTCCTCTGCTTCTTCCTTGGAAATGTCATTACGCTTCAAAAGAGAGAATGTAAGCACGGGGAATGTGAACATATTCTCACTTCTAATGCTTGAAACAACTTCCATAAAGATTTTCTGATGCTCAATCAGTTCATCAACACAGTCGATTACGAAAGTGCCATCGGGATATTCAACACCACCGAACAATGACTCAATGTAGTTTCTATCAAAGATAGATACATTGACAAAGGCGGTCTGGTCAATTCTCATAAATGGCTGATTGAGTCTGTAAATGAGTTTCTGGAAGTGCTGTCTCAAATAGTAATCAGGGTTCAAAATGTAATAACCTGATTCGCAGTCCTTCTTCCAGAAGTAGTAAGTCCAAATAAGGATATTCGGAATACCAACTGCGCCGGAACTGCGGTTACTCATATAACTGATAAACTCAATAACATCGTCAGTGAAAGTAGACAAATGTTTTGGTGGCTGGTTGTTATAGTTCTTCAAGAAGAACAAACCTTCAGTAGCCAATCTTGACAAATCGTATGCGTAGCAGTAAGGAAGATAGGTTGAAGTAGGAGCATCGTGGAGATAGAAACCACCATTAAACTCTGTTTCAAGCCACTCTTTTGCGGTACGAAGATTGTACTTCTTCTTCATCTCATAGAAAATCTTGTTGAATGCAAACAACTTATCTTCTGACTTGCCTTTTTCACTCAACAGACTTCTAATATCCTTATTGGATGCGTTTGCATTTGCATCAATGGTAACGTCGGCAATATTCTTGTCAACAAAACCATCAATGAAGTCGGAGAAATTTAACTGTGATTCGTGAATGCCATTGAGGATTTCAAAATTCTCTCCGTACTGTTCGCTCAATGCGAGAAGTGTTCTCTCGAAGTCACGATTCACCTTAATCGGAATATACACTTGTTAGACCTCTCTTTCATTAACCCACTTGTTTGCCTCGGCAAAGTCCATCAACTTGCCGTCCACGGAAAGTACAGGCACTTGGTCAATGCCTAACGAAGTCATTACATCAATGTCGTTGTTCTCGGTGTACTCAATGTTCTTTTCCGTGAGTTTCTTCTTTAAAACATTGCACTTCGGACAACCGGTAGAATATAGGATAATATTCATTGGTTTATCTCCCTTACAATAAAAGATAATTTATAATGTAATCCGCTGCATCTTCGAGAGTGTTTTCCTGCCTTAACATTCCCATCTGAATCCACGGATGACTTACATTTGGTTCACCAACTCCGACTATATGAATATGTTTGTAGCCAAACTCATTCATTGCTTCAATAATGCCGAATTCAATGTGAGTACCTATGCTATCCGCAATGGTTGTGAGGTCTACAACAACAATGTCGCTGTCTTTGAGTTGGTTAATCTCCCACATTCTTGCTTCTCTTTCATTTACTTCATCGCCGTATTGGTAGAAAATAGGTGGATGAACAAATGTCAAACTTTTATCGCATCTTGAACGGATAATGTTTTCTAACTCTTTTCTCCATTTCATCTGCTCGTCATAAGATAAACCACCCATTTTACCGGCTGTGAAAATCTTAAAAGTTCTAATTTGTACCACCCACCTTTAATAACTTGATTTCATACTGTTTGAATTAAAGTCTTTGACAAACTCGGCTGCTTTGTTCTCAAATCCAGCCAAATCGCCATCGTTATCTACAACAATGTCATACTGATAATTGAACACGTTGCCATCAGCCATATTTGAGGTAATCTGCTTAACAGCATCTCTCTTAATGAGGACTGTCTTTGCACCAAAGGCTACTTTTGCCTTTTCGATTTCCTCTGGCTCTCTGATATGTAAGAACAACATTGCTGCATCGCTTTCGGTAAATTCTTTTACCTTTTCACTCATACTGTTGAAAGGCATATTGTTGTAATCAGTACACAACAACTTCAAATCGGAAAGGAATTTTCGGTCTTTTTCGGTTTTGCCACCAGTCCAACCGATAATCCTTGCAATTTCTTTAACCTTGTCAACAGACGAGAAGTTCATAACGGAGAGGCTGAACACCTTTGAAACCAACTCAACAAAGGTGTCCTTACCAACTCCTCCAGAACCATTGATAATAAATACTTGCTTATTCATTTCTCTCGCTCCGTCTAATCGTTAATTTCGCTCAAATCAACACCTACGGCTTCTGCTTGTTCTGATAATGTCAAATCATCAAAAGCCTCTTTGATTCTTGCTTTTGCACAATCTTCGCATAAGTCATCACCATCACTGCGATATTTTGCTCCCTCATATCCACAGTCATCGCAATAGTCTACCGGAACATTGCGGTAGGGACACGAACTGCCGAGACAAGGTAAACCACAATCAACACAATGGTTTTCTATTCTTCTGCTCATTGCTTTTTACTCTCTAACTCATCAATAAAAATGAGTTCTTGTGAATAGGGCAATTTTCTCGCCCAAGCAATGAAGTTCGGAAGGTCAGGATAGTCCTTTCCAGACCATTCATTCAGTTTGTGATTTCTTCTTTGACCCTTACTACAAATACCCAAAAGGTTCTCATAGTTGAATGTAAGAGTAGCCTTCATTTCAAATCCGTCGGGCAATAACTGAATGATTGCTCTCCAATATGTCTTATCCTGCGTTTCATTAAACTTTTGACGAAGGAACTCCAAGGTGTCAATGACACGCAAGAATGTTGCCTTGGCTTCCTCAATTTTGTCAATGCAGTCGTGAGCAAAATCATCTTCGCAGAAAGTCTTAACGTGGATTTTGTGCATAGTAGAGCAACTGTTTCTAACCGTTGCAACCTTATATGTATCGTATTCTTTCCACCAATACATAGGTGCTGTTACATCAACACAGACAAAAATCTGTCTCATAAACTTACGATGTTCAGAACCAGCCCTGATGAGTTTTTGAGCAAGTTTCATATCATTTGCACCAATGATATATCTGTCGGGATGTTCGGGAAAATCCCAATAACTATCGCTCATATCCCAACTGTTCATTGGGTTACGCATTCCTCTTAATGCGCCATCGAAGTTCATAACCTTCGTGTTTTCAAACTTCATTTTATGTCTCCTTATTTACTAAAAATCTTGTTTTATCCAGCAATAAGTCATCAATACACAGAGTATCTAACTTATAATGTGGTATTCTTATCAAAGGAATATTGTGTTGTTTACACCATTCATTTTTGTATTTGTCTCTTTCCTTGATTCTCTTTAAAATTTCTTCATTGAACCAAGAACTTTGACCACATTCATACTCATCAGAATGCTGTATTCCATCAAATTCCAACAGATATGAGTTCTCAATGTAAAAATCAAATCTGCATTTGTTTTGAATATTCTCAAAATAGCAATCTTTGAAAATCTTCTCACGTTCATAGGCGATGCCATTTTCATCTAATATTTTTTGAATTGTAGCCTCGCCAGTAGAATTTCTTGTGCAACCGCAAGATTTTGTATTGCCATTTTCAAGAGATGCTTTTCTTACCCAAAATTCTTTGCCACAGAATTTGCATTCGGCAAGTACATAGCATTCATTAAATCCCCTATTGTCTGGTCTATAATCTGTATCAACAATTTTTGTTCCATTGATTATTTCACCTTGTTTTGGGCTTTTGTCTCTATAATGCTTTGATACTATTTCATACTTTTTGCAGCCACACGAAACAGTTCTGCCGGAAGTTAAATTCGTAGATAATACTTCACACTCTTTACCACAGACACATTCACATCTCCAAATCACTTTTCTCTGGACTCTTTTTGTTGTTGGGTATAATGCTTTTAGAAAACCGAATTTTCTATTTGTTAAATCAACTTTCATACCGAAAATCCTTATAGGTTTTCAAATTCTCGGATTTGTTCGATGGAATAACAACCGCCTCTGCTGTTGTAGTCATAGTGCTGCGTTGAAAATTCATTCAGCAGCGGTAACAGTTGGTTTAGAAGTGTTTCCGTCTTATTTTTAATGTCTTTTCTTTTGGAGCGGTATCTTTCTACTCGCTCCTTGTGTGCTTGCTCTTGCTGACTCTTTACTTCTTCAAACTGTTTGCGCTTCGGGTCTTTCCATCTATATCTGAACCACCAAACGATGAATAACCACCATTTCTTGCAGGTCTTGCCGTATGTAAGTCTGTGCTTTGCACATTCATACCAACCTTTCTTGTTATCGACAGCATCAAAATATTCAATCATATCTCTTATTGCGCTTGAATATTGAAGTGTAGGTTCACCACTATCTTTCTCATACCAAGAAGTGTCTACATTGATACCGTGACAACGTGAGGTCGGAATTTGCACCTTAAATCCCAGCATATCGAAATATACATAGTTACAATGAACCACGATATTCTCTGCGAGAGGAAAAGTGTTTTTAACAAGAACCGCAAGCAAGTCGGAACTTCGTAGCGGTGTTTCACAAATTGTGTGCCATTGTTTTTCTGTGACCGGTTTTGAAAAGTCGATTGATTTTACTATGGCTATTTTATTTTGGGTTTCATCAATTTCTCTATTGAGTTCTTTGATGGCATCTGAAACATCATAAATCATATTTTGTGTTGCCTTTCTAACATCTTACAAAATGTACCGTGTTAAACCTTTGGTCTGGGAACTCTTTGAGGGTTACGTGTGAGATATACCCACCGATTTCGATTGACTCAACCTCATATACTTTATCTTGCTGCAAAAATTTGTGTGCCTGTTCAACATCACCCTTATAGCCGCTATCAAGTTTAACAGCCTTTACTTTGCAACCTTTTTCACAGAAAAGAATTGATTCTTTGTTATCGGAACACTCACCACATAGCCAATCGCCACCATATGTGAGTGTAACCGAATCAAGAACTTTTCCGCATTTCTTGCACTTTGCATTTCCAAGCATAATCAAGTCCCCCTTATTGTTGTTCATCAAACATCTTTGCAGTATTGACGAGAATCTGCCTTAATTGAGGACTGATATTGAACCTGCTTGCATTGGTTTCAATGCTTTTGAGAATGTTACCATCAATATGTCTCTGTGAAGATGCTTTCCAGTCACAGAACATTTCAACAATATCGACGAGGTTCATATCATTGATACCTTTTGCGAAGTGTTCAGGATGATGGCGGTAGTTAGCATAGTGATGTTGCAATGCACCATTCATTTCTTCAAGGTGCTGCATATATGCTTCACTCCCGTATGTAGTCTCTGCAAGTTTAGGAGTGTACTCGGTGAAGATTTCAACCTCTGGGCTTTCCATCTTCAATCTGTCGTGTTCAGTACCTCTGGCAGTCAGTTTGTCAGTGAAAACTCGGATAATCTCTCGCACCTTTTCAATGTGCTTCATAGTCTCCACTTGGCATTCTGCTATTGTCATAAATCTTCTCCTTTAACTTTGATATAAGCGTTATTTGCAAACGCCACGGAATTCTCTCGCACAATCCATTTCTTATCGAAGTTATCATAAATAGGTATTTGCCTACTCATCTTAACTCTCATTGGTTTATTGGATTTTGCGGCTTGTTGAGCAAGACCGAGAAATTGCTGTTCAAGTGCAACTCTCGGTGCTTGCACAGTCTGGTGTTGGATTCTATCTTCAACTTCTATATCAAAGGTGCATTCAAAGACTTCCATTTGTTCTCTAATCTTTTCAAACAATGAACCTGTCTCCTTTACAATAAAATCCCAATTTTATTATCACTTTTGACGGTTATAAATGCGTTTTGGTCTTGTTCCGTCTTATTTATTATAATACCTGTTTATTCATTTGTCAAGTAGTTATTCTAAATTATTTTTAATTTTTTAACTCAACGAGATACTTGATTGTGCATTGTTCTTCCTTATACACAATAATCTCATCATTCCTTAACATAGAACCCTCGTGAGCGTGTAAGCAGTTTGCTCCCGGACACGCTCTCTGCAAGGCATCATAATTGAAATTGTAATATTTGCTGTCAAAGGAATGCACATCATATGGCTTGCCATATGCAACATCCATCAAAGCCATAAAGCCAGAAGAAGAACTTCCATTAGCCCAATAACTTCCTGAAAGGCTGGTATATCCCAATGACTTTCTTGCCTTTGGAGCATAGTAGATTCCATATCCGAACATCTTGCCGGTGATAACTGCATTGGTAGGTCTCAACACAAGACCGCTGTTGATAATCGACCACCAATTTTCATTTCGGCTGCCGTGGAACAGCAATCGAACATCTTTGATGTTATTGTCCTTGACAAATGTATCAAATCTCTCTTGTGTTCTGACATTCTTGACTTTCCAAGCCTTATGGAATTTATCGGAGCAAGAACCAAGTGCCACTCTGATTGTCGCAATATCTTCTGCTGAACATTCCTCAAACTCTAATCCAAGTTGTTCGAGAATTGTCTTATCATTGATGGGCTTATCATCTTTGACTTCTTCAATGACTTGCTTCTGCACGACCTGACCTTTCATAATGTCGAGCAGGTCTTGCTCTCTGCTGATGATTTTTGCAAACTGTGTATCATCGTGAGCAATGTAACTACTTACCGAACCCATTTTTCTCGGAATAACGGTAAATAACTTTAAGAGTGTTTGATTGAATATCTCCTTATCCTCAATGGTTAAAAGGCTTGTAAGAATGGTCTGTGCTTCGTCAACCATTGCTTGTGTAACCTTATTTGAGGAAATTGTATAGTTCTCGCTGATTGCTTTTCGAGCCATACTTTGCAATCTTTCAACAATTTCTGCGATAACCTTATTTTCAATCTCTTTGTATTCAGACTGTTTCGGCTTTTCGGTGCTTATCAAATCTTTCACAAGGTCTGTCTGGTCAACATATCCCTTGCGGATTTTTTCATTGTATTTCGCATTCCATTGGCTCATAGGATAGGTACGGCTTTGTGAACTGCTTCCTATGCGACCATATTCCGCAGTCCACGAATCGCCGTGTGGTGTCATACGATAATACTTATTGTTGTTTGCACCAGCCGTAACCATTACCAAATACTTTGGTGTAAAGTCCGGCATATCTTATCTCCTTACAAACGACAAATCAAAATCTCGATGTCGGTATCACCGAACACATCCTCGATGACATCCTTAACCTTATCCCAAGACAAGCAATCCAACCCACAACCGATAAGAGGCATTGCCAACTTATCAATGTTGAAGTTCTCGCACTGCTCTCTCATATCTTCGAGAGTCTGATACAAAGTATCATATGTAGGCTTATGGAAGCAACGCTGCTTGGTTACAAGATTGAACACATTGTCAACAAGCAATGCTCTGCCAACATTGGCAAACTTCTCGCCTTCAGGAATAGCAAAATCACGATGGAGTTTAAATTTCATATTGTAATTTGCATCAAATGCTTTTGCGATACCTGCACCAAGGGCATAGTCGCCACTAATGCAGTGTGCAAGGTAATAACCCTGCGGAACAGTAAATAAATCCTGCTGTACTTCTTTGATATTCATACTCATTTCCTCCGAATTAAGTAATCTCCATAAATCCTCAACGGTCTCGATTGCAATAGCCTCACCGTCTTTACCCATAATCATCTGAATGGCTGCACACTTGCCGAAGTTAAGTTCATATACCCAATGATGAATAAAGCCATACTCATCATTCGTTACCCCCGAAAGTAACTCGACCATTGACTTTGCCATTTCGGAAGGTTTGCGATAAAAACGTCTATGAGACAAAATGCTGTCCTCAATCTCATTGAGATACTTTTTGAATTTTTCAAAAGTTAATTCCATTCTTATGCTCCCTTAATTTTCTTTAATTCTTTCAGCGACTTTAAGATGGATTCCCAAACACTAATTTCTGTCGGGTTGTTCTCTTTCCTTGCCGCTTCAAGTCTTGTTTTAGCAACTTCAATTTGACTTGCTATATTCATTTGTCTACCTCTTTCTTCTCATCTTGAAGAACTTGTTTCCATCTGAATTTCTTGTCGCCAGCCTTGACAATACCTTTATCTTCTGCTTCAAATCTTTTCTCAAAGTCGTGTACGGTGTGTCCGTCAGATTTAAAGGTAGTAGGACTGTCTTTATCCCACTTTAAAAGCAACTGCCAAAGGTCTGGATAATTCTTTCTTAAAAGTCGGAGTTGGTCTACGCCTTGGTTATGGCAGAACCAACAACCTCCTCTTGTTGCGGTTGTATAGATTGGAGAAAGCAAATCGTTTTCTTCACACCATTGTCTGCAATATGCTTCATCCCAACCTATGTCTACGAGTGGTAACATTTTACCCGGAACGGAATGTCTCTTAATTCGCTCTGGCTCATCAGCAGCAATTCCGAGGTACTGCACAATATTTTTCTTCGCCCCTTGTGCAATGGGGCTGCCAAAAAACCCGCTGTTTGAGTTGGGTACACCAATTCCCTCTGCCGATTGAGATTGGAAACCCGTATGGCAGCAATTTTGAGGTTGCTGTTGCACCAAGTTCCTCTTGGAATTGGGAATCCGAGAATTGATTTGTCTGAACACTGGCTTTTTGAGTCCCGAATTGCACCACGGGACTTGCTGCACTGGGAATCCATTCGGAGAACTTGCTGTGAATTTCTCCCCCCTGCCGTTTGAGGCTTCTTCCGTCTCTTGGGTATATGATAAAACAGTTTTTCGTAGGTTATTTTCTCTTGCGATTGACTGCAAGACATTAACTTTGAGTCTGCTGTTACACCACGCTCCGAGGGTGTAAGGGAAACCATAGATTCTGTCTTTGTTTCTTCCTTCGTTAATCCACTCGTAGAATTGGGTGTCGTAGGTAAGTTTCTTACCCCCGAACAGCGCAGATATGTTCGACTGTATATCCGTATTTTTCCTTGATAATCTTGTCGGCGTGTGCCTTAAAATCAATCATAGGCGGTAAGTCTGCCGGAATGGTATCAGTCGCCCATACCTCTGCGTGTACGATTCTATCAAGTGGATAACCGAGTTGTTTAATCGCTTCGAGACAAGCAAGACTATCTTTGCCATATGAAAGAGACAAGATATATTCTGTGTTTGGTTCTCTTTGCATTTATAACTCTCCTTGATATATTTTTGTTATGGTGTTATTCCTGCTTATCTGTAAAATTACATATTGTCGATTTTATGATAAGAATTAACCCATAGTTCTTTTGTTCCCGGAATGGATTCCCATTCTCCGTTTTCATTCTTTCTGCTCTTTGGCTTTTCTTTTGTACTTGTGATTCTGACAATATCACCTACTGCCAACTTATCTTTGTTGAATGTTCTCTTATCAATCTTACAATCAAGAGTAGTACCATTCTTCAAAGAGTATAGTTTAAGCCTTGGAGAATACTTTGTGTCAACGGCTAATACAGCAGCCATTCTGCTATACTTCGGGTCTGCGATAGTGATATAGCCAAGATGCTCGGTTTGTGCTTTAATCTGCTCCGACAATCTTCTTGCCGGTGCTTTAATTTCTCTTGCAGCAACTCTTACAAAAGCATTAAAGTCAACCTCTGTGAACATTTTTGCAGTTTCTTTACCTGCATATGGTCTAATCATATCTAATGAGATACCAAGTTCTTCCAACTCATCTTTCTTGAATTGTTTTCTTGTGCTGAAGGTATCAAAGAACTTATATTGTGCCATCAGCGTATTGGCATCTCCAAATTCAGAGAAGAAGTCCAAATCAATCAATATCTTCAACTGACGTGCATCCGTTGAAGTCTTTGCGGAAATGTCATAAAGCAAATCTACAAAGGAATCATATTTGTTCTTTCTTAACTCATAAATTTCGTCTGCGATTTTAGCATTCATATATTTGATAGACTGAATGCCTTTATAAATGCT